AAAATAGTTACTAATTAGTAGGTGCGTAAGTAATGCCTCTATCTTGTGATGCCATAAAGTAATCACTGGTTAAAGTATTACCTGCTGCTGCTGTTGCAATTATGTCCCAAGTCATTCCCATTCTTTGAGCTGCTGTACCTGTTGCTGGAAAAGCATCATAAGCTACTGCTGTTGAAGATTGAGTTCCTGCTACAAATTGTGAAGTAGTAACACCACCTGCTGTTCTAGAAAAGCATGTTGCATAAAGTTGTCTGTTAACATAATAGTTAACTGAACTTGTTTTTATATTATTATTAGCTACTGTTGCTGGTGAATTAACTACTTCAAATCCTAAAGTAACAAAAGTATTTGCTGCCATTGTACCTAAAGTAACTAAGTTTGCATCAGTAGGAGTAAGCTGTATTTCAGCTCCGTTAGGAGACTTAATACAAACTGTTAATTGAAGCCCTCCAACTAAACTTTTGAAACCAATTAAACTTGTAACTGCCGCACCAAAAGTACTGCCTCTTGTTGCGCCTTCTTCAGCTAATCCCCAAAAAGTATTTGGAGCACCTGTGAAAACACCTGCTGTTACTGTAGTAAATTTTGTTCTACATTCAAAATATAGTCTTTCTCCTTTTGTACTTGGAGTAGAGTAGTTCATGTTACTTTGAATTAAAGTTCCATTATTAGCTGCGGCTGCATATATAGAAGCTGCTTCTCCATTTAGACTTCCGTCATTTCCTAATGTAGCTAATGTAGTAGGACAATTAGTTGCGTTTATAACGCTCCAAAAATTTCCTGCTGCGGCTCCTGCGTTTAACACATGGTCTAAAAAATCATCCATGTAATAAACTTGATCTGGCCAGTTTCCAATATTTAAGTTTTGAAGTGCTGGTGTTGCGTTTGAGAATTTTACTGCGCCTTTAAAGTGTGTTCCTGCCATTTTATTTTTCCTTTGTTTCCCAGTTAAATTGGTATTGCAGTCTCTGGGTGCGTACTACTACACAAGCCTGAATACCCAATAATAATAAAAATTATTATATGTAGTGAATATACCATACACAAAAAAAGGGTGACTCGCAAGTCACCCTTTTAATATTATGCTTATTTTTTGATTAAGCTCCTGGAGATCCGAATACACAACGTGGATCAGAAACACCAAAACTATAACGCTCACGAGCTTTATATTTTGCATTTCCAGTTTCAAAATCACCGTCCATAGATGTTTTTATAGCACTTCTTACAAAGTGTTTAAAACCATTAGGCGCATCAGTTTTAATGAAAAACGCATCTGTGTCTGTTAAGAAATGATTAACTACATAACCATCAGGTAACATACCCATGTTGCGAGTTGCATTAATATCATTGTCTGCAGTTCCTGGACGTAGAGTAGAAGCCATAAGTCTTTCAGCTACAAATTGTAATGAAGGTGGAATTATTAATTTCTTACCTTGCAATGCAATTTTTAAACCTCTTTCGTCTATGAAAGCTGCAATATCAATTAATGATTGCTCTAACGAAGTTTCGTTTAAGTCAGCTGGAGTTGCTAATTCATTTGCAAAATTACCACCTGCTACAGTTGGATGAGCTGTAGAACAAAGCTCTACACCGTCGCCAAAAGTAAAGGCTGCATTAAATGCATTATTTAGCACTGAAGCCGCTTTAACTTGTTTTGTGTTAGACATTGAACGAGCAAGAGCACGAGTGTAACGACTAGAAAGTCTGTCATAAAGGTTATCCTCTACAGCTTCTTCTGTAATCGCAAAAGCAAGTGCTATTGTTTCGTGTGTGTAACGAGCAGTATAAGCTTCGTTTGCAGAGTCATAAGAAACTGCTGCACCCTCGCCTTTTACTGGAGCTTGACCGAAACCTGATAACATTACTTCTTCTTCAAACGCTCTGTCTGAAGTTTCAGTTTCAAAGATTTCAGCTGACTCATTGTCGTATCTATCATACTCCAAACCGAACAAGGCATTAAGTCCTGGCTCAAGTTCTTTTAGGAGTTGGGATCTAGTTATAGCCATCGTATATTATTCCTTTCCTATATACCTGTAAGAGCGTTGTAGAAATGATTGTTTAATTTAACTATTGCTAAACGTCCAGCTACTACAGCATCATCGCTTGATGGCTCTTCTGAAAACCCAACAATTCTAAGATTTAATGCAGCAGTTGAATTTAATGTAGCTACATCTAACTCACCTAATGATTGACCTGTAGTAGCGTTCCCAGTTATACATGTAGCGAAATTTGCATTTCTATGTACATCTATGTCTGAAATAGCTGCATTACAATTGATCAAAAATAGTTGATCTGGATGAGAAGCGACCATTGCTGTTGCTTCTGTTCCTGCGAACACAGCCGCAGTTCCTGGCCAACGAGGTGACCAAACAGGTGTTCCATTTAAATCAGTATAGTTACAACCGATAAATGCGCCAAGTAAAGGTACAGTACCACCAGCCGCATTTCCACATAAATCCAGTAATCCATTAGCTAATGGAATAACAGGCATTCCTTCAAACAGTACAGAAGTTGTTCCTGCTGTAGCTGTTGTTTGGATACTATATGTGGACACACCGTTAGTGTTTGCACCTTCACCGAGCATTTTATATGGTCTAAGACCAAAGGCAGCGTCTAAATTTGCCATGTTTTTTTCCTTTTCAAAATAAAATTACTCAGAGGAATTTTTATTTCCTCCAAAAGTTACACGAGTTTGCCTATCAGGTTTACTGATCGGCATCGAAGGGTTACTTTCCCTCATTAAATCATTATCGACAGCAGAAATTTGATCTTCTGTTTTCTTATCAAAAAACGCAGTTCTCTCCTTACGTGATTCAATAGGGAATCTTGCGAGTACTAAACCACCAACTCCAATAACTCCTGCATGTTTTCCATCTTGGATGCTTGGAGCTTCAAAGTCTGGGTACTCATCAGCACGAACTAATTCAAAGCCTTCGCGAAGCCGAGCAGAAAGATTTTTTCTATCATCATGTCCCATAACAGATTCTCTGATCCATCTATGGGTATATCCTTCTGGGGGTTTGGGTGCGTCTAATGTTGACGGTGGTCGCCACGGAGTGCGACGGACTTGTTTTTCCCTATCTTGGGAAGTGCGTGGACTGCGATCGTTAGTCATTTGATCTCCTCTACGATTGTTTAAGCAAATTGACTTGTTTTGCATATTGTTCTAATGATACACCAAGTTTCTTTGCGATTGCAACCTGTGAAGCAGATAATTTCACAGATCGATTATTTGAACGACTAGCAGGACGACTAGCAGAAGCTACTGTAGGGGAGCTACGTATTTTTTTAGCTGTACCATTAGTGTTTTCAAATTTGTGTGGAAAATCATTTCGTATTCTTTTATCTAACTCCACATAATAATCATCAGAGGTTGGGTCGTAACCATCTGTTTCTACAAGAGTTTTATGAATACTAAAAGCTGTTAAAGTCATCGGTTCGTCTTCTCCAAACCAAGTATTTTTTTCTGCCCAAGCATTTGCTTTTACATCAGGTTTTCTTTGGGGTTGAGCAGAGGGTTGTTGTGTTTGAGGTTGTTGTTTAGCTACCTCTAATTGTTGAGTTTGTTGTTGTTTTACATAAGCCAGCCTGTTGTTATCGTTGGCTAGTTTAGCAAGTTCTGTTTGCATTTTTACTTGAGTGTCTGTATCAGATCTTTCAATAGCGTCTTTTAATTCTTTTTGTAAAAACTGCTCTTGAACCTTTACTCTGTTTTCAAATTCATGCACATAGTGTTGATCTGTGTTAGCTCTATCTTTAGTTAGGTTTTCATTTTGTTTTATTATAGATTGAGCATATTCTACAGCCGCTGATTCTCTACGTTCTGCTTCTCTCATTTTTGCTGTGAGTTTACTTATTCGTTTTTTTACACCCTCACTATATTCTTCTAACTCTTCGGAAGAAGTAGTTTCTTTAGGTTCTTCTGTTGTTATTTCTAGTTTTTCTGGTTCTTGTTCTACAGCTTCTACTTGAACTTCGACTTCATCTTCTACTTTATTTTCTTCAGGCATGGTTTTCTCCATGGGTTAATGTGAATGTATAATATCTTCTGGGTTTTTAATAGTTGCTAAAACTTCATCATCATTCAATAGTCTAACTTCACCACCATCAATTTTAAAACGACTTCCTGCATATCTACCAAAAATTATCCAATCTCCTTCTTTACACCAAGGAACTTGTAAAGGACCAAATTTAGATTGGTCTTTAAATGCAAGTGGACCAGTTTTTAATACATAACCACAAACAGTAGCTATCGATTCTCTATCTATAACACTATCAGGTATGTGAACTCCAGCTTCTGTTTTTCCTTGCCCACGATAAGGAAGAATTAAAACTCTCCATCCCGTAGGAACAGGTAATCTTTCTTTAGCAGAATCCGATAAAGTATTTATTTGAGAAGTATATTTTTCTACTTCTTTGTATACTTTTTGTAAAGGAGGTTCTGGAAGGTCGTTTTCAGGAGTTTTATAATGGTTTGGTACTATTAATGTTGGTTTAGTCATTGTTTTCTTTACTTTCTAGCAGGTTTTTTATTTCCTGTTCTATATATTCTTGCTCAATTATTCGAGCTCGAGTTTCTTTGAAATTAACAAAGTCAGAAATAGCACCATGAGAAAGGGTGTCTATTGTGGCTTTCTTTCTTTCACGAATCAGTTTAAGCAGTTTTTCACAAATGTAAAGCCCATCCATATGTTTTTTTCCTTTTTTCTTTAAACCGTTCTACTACGTGGTTTCTTAGCTGTTTTCTTTGCTTGTTTAAAATTAGCTGCTGTAGGTGCTCCT